GCAAATATGTATAATTATATGTTCTTTCATTCAATAAAAAATATCTGGAACGCATTAGAAGTTCCTAATTTTCATTGGGCGTGGATAGATGATTTTATGCCTCAAGACGAAGATTTTGTCGGCGTTGAAACTGAGGATGCCTGCAATATAGGTTATATGGCAAGAGACCTGGCACATCCTGGTGTTGCAGTTCAAAAAGAAGCATGGTTACAAATAGAAAAAGGAGTAGAGAAATGCCTAAGTTTATAACAAAAATTAAAAACCGAATCAGAAAATTTTTTGAAGATAGAAAACATCAAAAATTAAAAGAAAAACGTTTAAAGGAATTAAAAAAGAGAGATCCCTTTATATACCACTAAGGAGTAAACAATGATTGAATGGGGAATTAGTGCAGGAACGCACGATGCTTCTATTACAGTTGTGAACGGAGAAACAAATGAAATTCTTTTTGCTTCACACTCTGAAAGATTTGGCAGAAGAAAAAAGAATGACGGGCATTTAAACTTTCAAATATTACACGAAGCCAAGAAATTTGGTAAACCAGATATAATATATTGGTATGAAAATCCTATACTAAAATTTGGAAGAAAGCTGTATTCTGGGGAACCTGACAAATGGTTTAGTCCTAAACAATACTTAAAAAGTTGGGGCATAACAAACGTCCCTATAAAGTGGGGACTTCATCACAAAACTCACGCTGCAGCTGGGTATTATACAAGCCCATTTAATGAGGCAGCTGTTCTTGTTATTGATGCTATAGGGGAGTTTAATACAACTACTATATGGAAAGGCACAGATAAATTAAGAAAACTTTATACAAGAAACTATCCTGAATCCTTAGGGTTATTTTATTCTGCTATGACACATAGAATAGGCTTAAAGCCAAATGAAGATGAATATATTTTAATGGGTATGTCGGCTTACGGAGACCCAGATAAATTTTATAATAGAATAAAAACAGATTTAATTGATAGTGGCATCTCACACCATAAAGGTGTAATGGATTGGTGTCCTGGCTTAAAAGAAGAACATTACTTTGATGTGGCAGCTGCTACACAAAAAATATATGAGGAACTTTATATTGACCTTTTAAAACTTACTAAAGAAAAAACAGGCTCAGAAAATTTAGTGTTAATGGGAGGCTGTGCATTAAATTGTTTGGCTAATAGACACGCCTCGGACTATTTTAAAAACATTTGGATTATGCCTAATCCAGGAGATGCAGGAAGTAGTTTAGGGGCAATTGCTGCCTATAGAGAATGTAAACTTCAATGGAAAACTCCTTATTTAGGTTACAATATAAAAGGCAAATATCCTGTTACAAAACTATTAGCAGAACTAGTGGAAAATAAAATGGTGGGAGTAGCAAATGGTAGAGCCGAGTTTGGTCCAAGAGCATTAGGTAATAGAAGTTTACTTGCTGACCCAAGAGGACAGGAAATGAAAGACTTGGTAAACTCTATTAAGAAAAGACAAGAGTTTAGACCCTTTGCACCTGTTATATTAGAATCAGATGTTCACAAATATTTTGATGTCCCTAAAGGCTTTAAGTCTCCATATATGCAATATGTAGTTAAGTGTAGGGATACCGAAAGTTATCCTGCTATTGTGCATAAGGACGGAACAAGTAGAGTTCAAACTGTAAGTGCTAAAGACCATAGAGGTCTATACAATCTTCTTAAAAAGTGGAAAGAAGTTACGGGTTGTCCTATGTTATTAAATACAAGTCTTAATATTAAAGGGCAACCTATAGTAAACTCACTCAAAGATGCCGAAGAGTTTGAACAAAAATATGGAGTTAGATGCTTCTAGGTATATAAATACCAGTATGGGACAAGTAATAAAATTTCCACCCAAACGAAAGCGTCCGCCAATTGGATTACGGATTAACATCTATACCGAAGAACAACTGGAGATAGTATTGTTAGCAGTCAATCATTTCGGGGGCTGGCATAAGAAAATAGAAAAATCTGATATACAAAACTTAGACCCAGACTTCACAATATCATCTTTAAAAGGCCTTACAAACTCATTCTCAACTTGGATATTCAGCCGAGAAGCAAAAGACATAGCACAAAAATTATTAGATTCAGTAGAAGAAATTACATATAAAGTTTAAGATTGTATAAATAAAACGCTTGACTTTACTAATTTTTTGTGTATAATAGTCGTTAATGTTTACACATCTTAATAAAGCACAAGACTATGCAGTTAGTAAGACCTCGCCCGGTGGAACTCGCAAATACTATCTCCCATCGGGGGAGGCATTCCCCTCAGTAACTACGGTTCTGGGTTGGTCTACAAAAGACTCCATACAAGAATGGCGTAAGCGTGTTGGAGCAAAAGAAGCCGATAAAATATCTAAACAAGCCTCAACTCGAGGCACCAAAATCCACTTACTTTGTGAAAAAATATTAGACAACGAGGATATAAACTTGGATGACCTATCTTTATTAGATAAAGAAATGTGGTTAAAATTTAGGCCCTTGTTAGACAACATTAATAATATACACGCACAGGAAATTGCTCTTTATAGTGAGCATTTAAGACTTGCTGGTCGTGTAGACTGTATTGCAGAATATGAAGGCAAACTAAGTATAATTGATTTTAAAACATCGCGTAAGCCTAAAAAGAAAGAATGGATATCAAATTACTTTGCTCAGGCAGCTGCCTATGCGATTATGTATGAAGAAAGAACCGGTATTCCTATAAACAGAAGTGTTATATTAATAGCAGTTGAAGGAGAAGAGCCTCAAGTGTTTATTGATAGGCGAGATAATTATGTGGAAACTTTACTTTTGGCTAGAGACAAATACGAAAGAGAAGTTTTGTAGTATAAATAAAATGAGAGTTCGCTCTCATTGACACACTACACACAGGAGAAAATTATGTCAAATAATAAAACTGGCTTTGAAATACGAGCCGAATTACTAGGACAAGCGCAAGGCATCCTAGGAGATAACAGGCATGCTATCATGGATGCTTACCACACCAAAGTCCAAAGACACTTAGACGCCAAGGATGTTCCGTGGCCCGAGATACCTGAAGGCTATACAAGAGCGATTACGGCTCAGGATGTAATTGAAGTTGCTAGACAACTCAATTCTTTTGTAAACGAGAAGTAATCTTAGACACAGCCTTTGGTAGTCTTAATACTTGACTTATAAGTATAATACATTTATAATATAAGACATGCACATAGTAGTTACTGGAGGCTGTGGCTTTATTGGCTCACACCTTACACAAAAATTATTAGACTTAGGTCATAGAGTAACCGTTGTTGATGACCAACGACAGGGGACCTATATGATTAAACATTCTCACGTAAAATATAAATTAGAGAATGTAATGGAGGCTAGTTTTTCAGAACCTATACACGCAATATTTCATTTAGCAAATACACCGAGAGTTAGAATGTCTTTTGACTTTCCTGTAGAAACTATTTTAAATGGTGTAGGTCCTACTACTCATGTCGCGGAGTGGGCAAAAAACCATAAATGTCCTTTATACTTTGCTTGTTCATCAAGCACAATTTATTCAGATAAAAATTCAAATCCATATACGTTCAGCAAATGTATAGCGGAAGATGTTTTAAATTTGTATGAGGAATTATGGGGAATACGTTGTTATAAAATGTTCTTTTATAATGTATATGGACCCGGTGAGGCAGACTATGGACCATATAGCACAGTTATACGAGCATTTAAAACAGCCTACTTAGAAGGCAGACCATTGAAGATATTTGGTAACGGTTCTAAACAACGAGATTTTACTCATGTGGATGATGTTGTTAATGGAATGGTTGCTGGATTATTTGATAGAAAAATGCCACAAGAAGCACACTTTGGTTCTTCAAATCCATATCCAATTATTCAAATTGCTAAATTATTTGATAGTAGAATTGTTTATGAGTTTGATAAACCCGGTGAAGCACAGACCACCTATTGTGCCAATCCGTATATACAAATAGAGAATAATGTGTTAGACTATATTAAAAAATGGATAAGGAGAAAAAACAATGCCAAAGCTAGTGGTGGATAATGAACCTATGAATACTGAAACAAAAAATATAACGGACGTATTTTTAATAACAAAAGAGTTTAAAACGTCTACTGAATTTTCACAATATATAGAACGTAAGGCAAGACGTGGTTTAGCTGCCCAAGAGGGAATAGGCTACATAGATGTTTTATGTGATTATTGTGTTGAAAGAGAAATCGAAATTGAATCTGTGAAAAAACTTTTAAGTCCTTCATTAAAGGAAAAACTTAAAGCAGAAGCAGAGTCCTTAAACTTATTAAAAACAAAGACCAATAAATTGCCTTTAGATTAATGTTTAAACCAAAGTGTCTTAATGGTAAGGAAGGATTTATTGACGCACAGGGGTTTTACAAACCTTGTTGTTGGCGACCTACCAAAGATTACTTTAACAAAGATGAATTTAATATTGCTATAGTTGATATAACAGATGCTATTAAATCCACACATAAATTTATTGAGTTACAACAAAAACAAGACCCACAAGATTTAGACTTTACTTGTTATCATCATTGTTACTTAGACAACAATACAGAACGAGATGTATACGAAGCCTAAAGATATTCATTTAGAAATTACTAGACGCTGTCCATTAGCATGTCCTAAATGTCCTCGAACAATAGAAAAGAATAGCTACAAAGCTAACACAGATTTATCCTTAGAACTAATACAAAAAATAGTTAAACAAGATTGGCATACAATACGTTTATCAGGCAACCTAGGAGACCCTATATACCACGCTAGAGCATTAGATGTATTTAGGATAGTTTCCAAAAATAGTATACGTATGTTCTTACATACGAACGGCACAGGTAAAAAGAAAAACTTTTGGGAAGAATATTATAGTTTTATAAAGCCTGAATTAGATATTACTATATTTGGTATTGATGGATTACAAGATACGAGTAAAATTTATAGAGTAAATCAAGATTGGGATAGTTCATTTAAAGCCATGCAACTAGGTGCTAAGTTAGGACATAAAGTAGTATGGCAATGGATAGCATTTAGACAAAACGAACATCAAATAGAAGAAGGTAAAAAGATAGCAGAAGATAATGGCATAAGCTTTATGTTAGTTAAATCTACACGTTGGGATAAAAATGACCCAATGAAACCACTGAATAAGGAGTTAGTAGCTAATGGAACCCTTTGAAGTTTACAGAATATATTTAGCACTAAGGCTACACTTTACAAAGCCAGACTATGATATAACAAAAACTAGAGGGGCAGTTAAAGCAAGTAAGAATGCTTTCCTTAAAAGAAAGGATATTATAGTAATGCGTAGGTTGGCAAGAGATTATACTAAAAGAGAAATTATTGATTTTTTAGTTTCTAATTTTGTTGCTGGTGATAAATGGGGAGGTATGTTTGATGCCAATGCTGAAAAAACATATAAGGAGTGGAAAGCTAAAAAACAAAAAATAGATTACGTAATAGAACAGGACTTTTGTAAGATAGAATTAGAAATGGAAAAGGAAGGCATTACAAGTTCTTTACAAGCTAAAGAAGGACAACACCCATTAGTTTATAGATTATATTTTGGTCATCTAATTAGTCTGGAAACACTCGTAATACTTGACAAACTCTACAATTATGTTACAATACAAGTTGATGATATATTCCTACAGGACGTTAATTTACTTATTAAAAAGTATAGACCGTTTGTCCAAAATGGTCAAAAATATTCTGAAAGAACATCTAAACTTGTATAAATATTGTTGTCCGCTTATACAGGACAAAATAATATTAATACAACGCTTATACAACGCAATACAAGGAGAAAAATATGTCGTTTAATTCAATTAGTGACCTGAGAAAGGCACGTTCAAATTTCGATAACTTGATGAAAGAAGTTGAGAAAATCGAAACACCTAAAACCCAAAACCAAGCAGACGAAAGAGAATGGAAACCTACTGTGGACCAAGCAGGAAATGGTTATGCCGTTATTCGTTTCTTACCTGCACCTAAAGGAGAGGAACTTCCTTGGGCAAGGATTTGGAATCATGGTTTTCAAGGACCTACTGGAAAGTGGTATATTGAAAACTCGCTTACAACACTAAATCAAACAGACCCTGTTTCAGAACTAAACAGCGAGCTGTGGAATAGTGGTGTTGAAGCAAACAAGGATATTGCTAGAAAACAAAAACGTAGACTAGCATATTATACTAACATCATGGTTGTCAAAGACCCAGGTAACCCGGCAAATGAAGGACAAGTTTTCCTTTATAAGTTTGGTAAGAAAATCTTTGACAAAATTAAAGATGTTATGCAACCAGAGTTTGAGGATGAGGCACCTTTAAATCCATTCGATTTTTGGGAAGGTAGTAATTTCAAATTAAAAATAAGACAAGTAGAAGGATACAGAAACTATGATAAGTCTGAGTTCGAATCTACTAAAAGTGCTGTTGCTGAAAGTGATGATGACATTGAAGCAATCTGGGCTAAACAACATTCTTTATTAGAAATTGTTGACCCTAAAAACTTTAAGTCTTATGACGAACTAAAAGCTAAACTTAATATGGTATTAGCTGGCGGTAGTAAAGTAACAACTGCTGAGAAAATTGCAGAACAAACAGGAGATGTCGAGGACGGCACTTTTGTTAAAAATGCAACATCAGCTGTAAGTGTTTCATCAAATGTGGATACTTCTGATGATGAAGATGATACATTGAGTTACTTTGCCAAACTAGCAGAAGATGACTAAAGTCTACTAGTTTTAGGGCGGTGGCAACATCGCCCTTTTTTATCTATATAAATATAAATTGGAGGGTGTTTTAAACACCTAAATTGTTAATCAAAAAAAGGTATACTAAGATGATTAAAACAATAATAGCATTATTTGCTTTAGCGTTTATTGCTACAGGATGTGCTACAGTCGGAGCCGTTATTGACGGTGGTAAAGATATGGCAACATCAACTGTAGACACAGTTGTTAAAACAGGTGGAAACATTGGAGCATCTGCTCTTAGAGATGTTTCTAATGTTACAAAAACTGTGGCTGATGCAGCTGAAGGTGTAGTTGATACAGTAGTTGAAGAAGTCGACAAACAGACAGACGAACTACAAAATAAACCAGAGTAAATAACAAGGTTAAATTTAAGGGTCGTTATACGGCCCTTTTTTTTGGCTCGTAACTCGTATAAATAGTCATATGGCAAATCCATTTGAACAAATCAGAGCAAACTCTAACGACCAAACCAAATCTATGAATTGGTATATGAAACAGGTT